TGCCCACTTGCCGGTGGGCCAGCAGCTTAGGGTGCGGGGAATTGTTCCCGTACCGTGGCCGGGCTGCTATTCGGGGGCGACACTGTCCGCTTTCGCCGGGGTCCTGTGCGCTGAGGCGGTCGCCGCGAGTCGTTCGACTGGCGGGTCACTGCCGGGCGTCTTGAGGGTGCGGGTACTGGCACTCGACGTGCGCTGTCCCTTTCCCGTAGGTTACTTGCGGGGTCTGCCTGTCGGGTGGCTCTCGGCGCGCTCATCGCACCGGTTCTTGCTCGCAGGGAGCCGGACCTTGCGGGGTCCGCTTTCTGGTCACCTGTCCGCTTCGCCCTCCGTCCGGGCCTGTCCAGCTTGCCCGGCAGACCTGATTCAGTGCACGGCCTGTGCCAGACGCTAAGTCGTTATGCTGGAACAGGGCCTCGGGCGACAGGGGATAAAAGTCGGGTCTTTTGCCCGTGCAGTAGGGGCAGAACGCCCGATTCAGGCCGGATTGGCGGGCGCCGCATTGGTATGGTCTTGCCTCGCTTTTCACGATATTTCGGGAATCGATCCCTCCCGCGCGCAGGGTACTTTACACGCTCAGGACACTATCTGCTGGTGTTTCATGGTGAAACGTGAGATGATTCGACTGTCACCTGCCCTAGATCGCGCGCACACACGCCCGCGATATTGGTATGCCTCTTGCGTACTCATGTGCTGTGCCAACACACGTGCGTTTACACACATGCACGCACACACGCGCGCAGTTGGTAAACCTACGCGCACACATACGCATGGGCACGCGATATGTATACGCAATATGTGTGCCAGTGCTCACGCACACAGGTGCACGCCCGTGTGCCGGTGCTCACGCACACAGGCGCACGCACGCACGTGAGGCACCATGCGAGCGGAGGGGGGCCGGTACGACCCCAACTGGCGCGGAAAAACTTCTACGCATGGTCCGGGATACCGGGAGTAAAGGGGGTATGCAAAGTGGGCGGACTGAGAGATTGGAAATCGAACAATGTCAGAGCCTATTTCCTTCAACACCCTGCGGCCAGCATCTCACAGGCAGCGAAAGCCCTCGGAGTCAGCCAGCGGACGTGCGCTCAGGCGCGCTCACTCCTTGCGCAGCAAGGGTTTGTCCAGCCCGGGCCAGACCGAGCACCCCGTGTGAAGCGTAACCCAGTACTCCCCGAACCTCCAGACCCGGGGATGATCAACCCCAACGAGGGAACGTCAATGGACGGCCCTCCGGGCGGAGAGGTTTTGCGTGAGGGTGCACGTCTTCTGGATGATGCGACCCTCCGCACACTCGCCGACCCCTCTACGACACTGACTGACCTTGATCTCGACGACGAGGAGACTCGAAAGAGGCTGCTGCGCGAGGTGAAGAGACTTGCCTTCTCCCCTGCTACCAATCCGGACACACGGCTTTCGGCTACGCAGGTTTGGCTTAAACTCAAAGACATGGCCAAGAGCCGTGATCTCGGTCCCGGCAAGCCACTCACCCGCGCGGCGGCTATCGAACGCCTCGTCTCCCTCCTCCGCACCGTCGGTCCAGACATCTCGATCGCTGCAATGTATAAAGCCTTCAACGTGAAGGAGACCCCTGATGCGCAAACGGAAGCTGACCAAGCTCCGACTCCTAGCGGAACTCCGGAAGCGCCTCTCTCGACCGGACACGAAAGTCAAGTTACGCCGGCTGTCAGTCTGCGGCCAGAGCACGTGGATGGAGGACTTCAACAGCTTGACTTCTTCCGTGACGATCACCGACGTGATGATCTTCCTCGACCCGAGGAGGGATGGCCGGACCCGCCTCGTGATCCACGAGCTACTCCATGTCTGGATGGCGGAACACTTCCAGCTTCATGAGCGGATGGTCTACGAACTCGAAGAGGATGCGATCTCCGGATGGGAGAAACTTCTCTATGCTCGGCTCCACAGTCCAAAGCACGTGAAGGAACTCGACAACTGGGATCGTGCGATCCAACGGAAGATAGCCGCGCAGTAGGAGTCGACCATGCAGCTTCCTCAGCGTAACGAAATTCACATCAGTAACGCACATAATGGACACCTCTCCGATACTGACTGCTGGTGTGAGCCGATCATGATGCACTGGATCAAGGATGCTCTCGGGATCGACGTCTTCGTCGTACAGCACACTGACCAAGAGCCGATCACCATGCACCACTCCGGCGTGATCTACGCCCGGGACCAAGCGCAAGACCTGGTCACTGTCCTCCTCGACTCCATCGACGTCTCTGTCCCGCACGATCCAAATGAAAGGAAACTCCCATGACATCCCATTGCATGAATTGTGGTGAAGATAAGGGTTCCAACTTCCACGCCAACTACTGCGACACCTGTACCGCCGCGATGGAGGGCGCTGCAGCAGATGCCCTCGCGAAGGGAAACGACGTGTCCGACGCCCGCCGAACTGCCCTCGCTGAGCGTGCTCACACTGCTCACCGTAACTTCAAGGACCCTCGGGGCATCAATCGAAAGAGTGACTGGCTGTACGGAAATCTCCCTCCTGAGCTTCGACCCAACGAGGGCGCCCCGAACAAGTAGGAGTCCATCATGGCCGAGACCGCGATCGCATGGGATATGGAGGCTGAACACGATCTGTGGCGAGCCCTTATGGCCCCGAACGGCTGGCACGGCTCTGACGGTGAGGTTGTCGCAACGCATCCGGATGCCCTCTGGGCCTTCGTCAATAAGGGCTGGGGCGCTGAGTTCTTCCTGAAGGGACACCCTGAAGTCCCCCAGTGGCTCTATGAGCCGATCCACCGTCGCTTCTGCGCATGGCTGCAGCTTCATCTCCTCCGCTGGAAGGAACTGGCCAAGACCGGTCTCCCCGGGCGGTACCACATCGCTTGCGTCCTCCCTCGTGGCTTCGGCAAGACCGTGAGCGCGACGAAGGCCGGCTCAGTCTGGACCCACCTCGATGAGCCCGATATGAGCACCCTCTACTGCTCGGCCACAGCTGACCTGACCGACGCCATCCTCGGTGCCGTCCGTGGCGTCATCGGAGACGACGACGAGTACTCATGGTTCCCGTGGCTCTTTGGCAACTGGAAGCAGGGCCACACGGCATGGACGAAGAAGTGGCTTACCCACGGTCGTAGACGCGGCAACCTCTCTGAGCCCTCCTTCGACACAGCCTCAGTCGACACCGGTATGACCGGGTACCATCATCGCCAGCACATCTGGGATGATCCGATCACGAAGAATAAGCTCCGTGACGGCCGGGACGCTTACATGCGCTCTGTCCACGGCGCGGTAGATGCCTCCTTCAATGCTTGCCAGTCGAATGGCCTCATCGAACTGGTCCTTACCCGCTACCTCGATGACGACGTAGCCGGCCGACACTTCAAGGATCAGGGGATCGCCTCGTGGGACGGGATGAATTGCCCGAACGTCGCGGCCGTGACCGAGAAGGTCGAGTGGGGTAAGGGCCTCTGGCACGTCTTCTTCTTCCAGACTGAAGATGAACTGACCGGTGAACCGACCCACCCCGGCCTCTGGACGAAAGCGATGATCGCCGACGCGAAGAGGCGCGACGGTGAAGATTTCGCCTGTCAGCAGCAGAACGATCCCGGTTCGGGTGAACATGCTCCTCTTCTGGAGTCGCAGGTTCCGTACCTCTACACATCGTACCAAGACTTCGTCTGGAAGGTCCCGGTCAAGTGGGCCACCATCCACATCGATACCGCCTTCAAGCGCCCCGAGACAGTCCGGACCGGTGACGATAACGCGATCGTGGTCTGGCTCGCGGACGCCCGCGACAACGGGATGATGTACCTCGATACCGAACTCCTGATCGCCTCGAACGAGTGGCGAGAAGAGCAGTTCAATAAGGAGCTTGTCCGAGTCTGTCTGAGTCTCAGGCGCCGTGGAATCTGGATTCGTGCGATTACCGACGAGACCGAGCCCGGCGGCAAGGCCGGCACCTACAAGAACCGTATCCTCGGTGTCCTAGCTGCAGCCGGCATCGAACTCGGCCCTGACCAATTCATCGTCCTCAACCGGAAGATCGAGAAGACGGCCCGAATCCGTACCGGAGCCGGTGTCTGGGCAGAGGGCTATGTTCGTGTCCTCCTCTGGCAGAACGAACAGACGAATGAGTGGAAGGTCCCACCGGTCTTCCGGAAGCTCGTGAATCAGATCGTCCGTGTAGACGTGACGACCCACGACGACCTTGCGGACGCGGCAACCGACGGCTTCATCCCACAACTCTGGGCGCGGCCCTTGACGAATCCGGGGCTCATACAAGACGAGGGCACGGCAAGTCGTCGCCCCGGCGACGACGAACTGAAGGGCTTCGGGCGGAATCCGACTGACCTCGAACTTCTTGCTATGATCGACGAGCAGAAAGAGATGGAGATGGAAGGTCGTTCCGACGGTGTCCGTGGTAGAAGTGATCCCTTCGGCTTCGGCCCGGGCTCGATCGACCGCTCACCCGTCTAGGAAGAAGGTAATGAGGTAAAGATAATCGAACCTACCCTAGAAAGGATGTGCGTATGCCGCGCATCATCGTCTTTGACGTGGAAACCCGGAAGTGGGCATCTGACCTAGACCCCGAAAACATCGAAGCCGGCTGGGATGCCCTCCGTGCAGGCAAGGGTGGTGCTTCCGCGATCTGTCTCTACGACTCTGAACTCGACTGGTGCTACACCTACGATGACAACACCACGCAGGCAGCGGCCAAACACCTTGAAGCTGCCGACCTCATCGTCGGCTTCCGCTCCGAGAAGTTCGATGTCCCCGTCGTCGAGGGTCTCCTCGGTCGCCGTCTCCGTATCCGTCAGCACTACGACATCTACACCGAGATCGCCCGTACTAACGCCGAACGCGGTCTCGTCGGCGGCAAGGGTGATTTCACTCTCAACTCGGTCGCAAAGCGAAACCTTGGCCGAGGCAAGATCGACCACGGCGCCAACGCAAGGAATCTCTGTATGCAGGGCCGCTTCGGCGCCCTCTTCAATTACTGTCTCGACGACGTCCATCTTACCCGGGACCTGTTCGCGCACATCTGTCGCGATGGTGGTCTGATTAATCTTGGCGGCGGATTCTTGCCACTGCCAGTTCCTGACTACATCGCACATGTCTTTGCGAGGAGTACCGCATGAACAGTTACCTCACGATCGAGCGAGCCGTCGGTGCTTGGGCACAGCGCGAGCAGATGGTCAACTTCGCCCTCGACTTCGTCAAAGAGTCGGAGTCAATGTACTCGGGTGTCCGGCAGACATGGCCCCGTCTCTATGATCTCTGGCGTGGCACGTGGACTTCTGCCCACTCTCCACACCGGAATAGTGTCCACATCCCCCTCATCTTCTCGGCCCTCTGGGCTGGCGCTGCCCGCATGGCCGCCACCTCACTGAATTCCTACCCGATCGTTACCTTCGTCGGGTACGGCCCGGACGACGGCGGTGTGGCTCGGAAGCGCGAGGCTCTCTTCTCTGCGCAGGGTAAGGATGACCTGATCTTCCAGAAGCAGGTAGACATCATCCTCGCCGGCAGTCTATACGGTGTCTCGGTCATGCAGGCCGGCTGGAAACGTGAAGAGAAGATGCGAATGATCGAGAATATCGATCGGACCCCTCTCACGAACCAAGTCGTCCGCTCGATCCGAAAGGCCAATATCGTCACCTTCGACGGCCCTGAGTCGAAGCAGGTCGACCTCCTTGACTTCTACCCCTGCCCGGGATACCGGACCATCCCTGAGATGCCGACAGTCGGTCGACGGTACTACCTCGACCTCGACAATGTCCGTTACCTCGGGAAGGAAGGCATCTTCGATCAGTCAGAGATCGACCGGATGGAGCGCGAAGGTGGTGTAAACACCGGAACAGTCGAGTCAGGTCTCTCTATCCAGCGATTCCAATCGCGCGTCGGGATGAGCGACGAGCAAGCTCAGTTCATGTCTAAGTGGCGTCGTCCTATCGAGTGCATCGATATCTGGGGCCTTGTCCCCTCGGAGCTTTGTCCCGACGGTGTGTATGAACGGATCGTGACGGTCATGAACCGTCGCTACCTTGCACGCAACCGTGGGATTCCTTTCTGGCATGGTCTGAAGCCTTTCCTTGCCCATTCGCCGATGCCTGATCTCCACTACTTCTACGCGGCCGGCAAGGCTGAGATCGTCGCCAAGCTCCAGATCGTCGCGAACAGGTACGTGAACCAGTCCCTCGACGCAGCTGATCTGATGATCGATCCGATGTGGTTCTACGATCGTGGCGCCGGACTCCGTACTTCGAATCTCTACAGCCGCCCGGGCAAGTACGTCCCGGTCACCGGTAACCCGAACAACGTCGTAGCCCCAATGATCCGGGACCTCTCTGGCCTGACCGTCGCTGACATGAAGGTCAATCAGATGTCGAACGCCCTTCAGCAGGGAACCGGCGTCGTAGACGACGCTGTTGCCGGCATGGGTGGTGACAGTCGCCAGACTGCTCGTGAGTTCATGGGTCGTCGCGAAGCTGCAGGTACGCGCCTTCTGTTAGAAGCTCGCCTGTACGAAGAGACGATGCTCGAACCACTCGCCAATATGTTCATGGCCCTAGATCGCCAGTTCCTCGAACTACCGGTCGAAGTCATGATCCTCGGCGACGGCGAACGTATCGATCCCGTCACGGGAGCCCCTCTTCGTGGCTCACGCGAGACGCTCGATGGGTACGACCTGACTGCCAACTACTCAGCGAGGGCACTTGGTGCATCGTCCGGTCTTTCTAGGGGGATGAAGCAGCAGAACCTGATCTCGCTCCTCACTGCCCTCGGCGGCCCTGTTGGACAGGTCGCTATGGGGCAGATCAACGCGGTCAACTTCTTCCGGGGTATTTTCCGTGAGTTCGAAATCCCGAACATCAACGACATCTTCACCGGTAACCCGGCTCTACAGGGTCTCGTCCCCCCGGGCACTCCGGGCGGAGTGGCTGGCGTCCCAACATCTGGACAGGTGGTCAACTCCGGGGTACTACCGATTCCCAGTATGCCCGGCGGTCCCCCGGCGAACTCAGCACAGTCGCTGATGCAGCCGGTGGACATCAGTGGAGCCGCAAGTAACCTACCCGCGAACATGGCGGCGTAAGAAAGGAATATCCAGTGGCCGATTTCAAGAGGCTATTCGATGTTACGAAACTCGACGAACAGACACTGGGTTGTGTCGAGTACGTATTGAATTCTCCGGCCTACCAAGATGTCTTCGAACCCTACCTCCAGAGCATCCGAGAGACATTGAGTCAACGTCTCCTCGATCCTTCTAAGGACAGGAAGGAAGAGCACCCTGACGACTTCCTGCGCGGGGGTATCGTCGCGATAGACGGCCTACTCAGTTTCTTCCAGCAGGTTATCAAGGAGACGCAGTTCGACCGGATCACGGCTGCTTTTGCACCAGCCTCACCGTCTGCACAGTACCAGAAGGACCAGCAAGAGGGCCGGCATGACCCGGTCCTTGGTGCGGCAGAGCCACTCGAACCCGAGCCGTACGACCCTGACGAGGATTACTGATGCCAGCCAAGAGCAAAGCATAGTTCCGAAAGATGTTCGTGTTACAAAAAGAGCACAAGATTTGTAACAAGCAGCGACGGGACTTCACTGACATCGTGACCTTTAAGAACCTTCCCGAGCACGCAGTATGCGCTCGGAAGCCACCACCTCGGAAGAGGTATAAGTAGCACCCCACGCGGCAAGCCGACGACCGGTAGCCGAGAGAGGAGTAGAAAATGGCTGATGGACAGAGACCAGCAACGGTACAAGACCTAGTGCGACACCTCGCCGACACCCTCGTCGAGCAGGAGGTCATGCGACCGATGGAAGAGATTGGTTGGGGACATGGCGCCCCACCGCCCCTGAGAGGTCCGGACAACCCGGCTCCTCCCGGTAGAGCACCGGCTGTCACACCGGCCTTGGCACCAGCAGGGACTACCCCTGCAGGCACGCCACCCGGGGTGCCGACGACACTCGCAGAGATCGACGTGGAGTCCTTCAAGGACCCTACCACCGGGAAGTACGGTGGCAAGTACGATACGCCTGCCGAGTTCATCCGAGGCATCGGACATGCCGTTCAGATGGCGAAACAGTCATACAGCCAGAGGGATGCCGCGTTAGAAGAAGCTACGCGACTCCGTTCCGAGTTACAGGCTGTCCGCCAGACTCTACCTGTCGTGTTCCCTGCGACAGTCTCAGGCCAGCCTCCTTCGGCCCTGTCTTCACGGACAGCGGCTGATACGGCGAAGGCCACCTACGACGCGGTGCTCGCGAAGGTAGTCGAGGAGGGAGGTCTCCTTGACGAGGATTCCAGTAGGAGTCTCAGCAATGCTCAACGTGAACTGAGCCGAGCCGAGGCCCGTCTGGCAGTGGAGGAATCGTTACTCCAGCGCGACGGCGCTGTTAATGCTGAACAGGCGAAGTGGAACGCGGTCAATGCCTTCATGGAGAAGGAACATCCCGAGTCTCTCCAGTTCGCTGATGAAATCGGACTGTACGTGCAGTCTGAACCACTGATCCAAGAGGCCGTCGCGGCTCTTGTCGCACAGGGGAAGGAGCAGAAGGCCGCTGAGTTCGCGTGGAAGGAGTACAATTCCGCGAGCAAGAATGGCGCCCTCGCTGCTTCACGCGCAGCCGCAGAGACCGTCGAGGTCAAACTGCTGGCAGCGGATCAGGTACGTCAGGAGGCAGTCGAGCAGGCTCGCAAAGACGCGGGCATCTCGGGTACCTCCGCTACTGGTGTACACGAACGCACTGCTACTGGTCCATCGCAGGATGAGATCAATGCGGCTGCGGACGCGATGCGTACGTACGGGACACAGCCGGGGAATCCGGCGGCGGCTCGTTGGCGTGCCCTCACCATTGGCAAGACACTCTCACCGGAAATCTTCGGCTCATAACGAGCGGGAAGGAGTCCATAGCTATCACCGTAACACTGCCTCATTGAGAGGCGAGGAATATAATCATGGCTGTTACTCAGTTCCAGACATATGACTATGCCAGTACGTTGCTGAATGGCGCTGCGAAGGAAGACCTTCTGGAGCAGATCACCAACATCGATCCTTGGGATACGCCGTTCGTGTCTCAGGCTCCGAAGGTTACCTGCCGCCACGTCTATCACCAGTGGCTGACGGACACTCTCGGTACTCCTGACCTGACTGGCGCTGTCGAAGGTGCTGACTGGGAGACTGGGTCCGTGACTGTTCCGACCCGCGTCTTCAACATCACGATGATCCTCCGCAAGAATCTCGGTATCTCCGAGACTGAGCGGGCCGTCGACTCTGCCGGCTTTAAGGATCATTACGCCTACGAAGTCCAGAAGGCGACGAAGGAACTCGCGATCAAGCTGGAGAAGTGCGTCTTCGGGGCCGTCGCCTCGGCAACCGGCGCCACCGGCACCGCGCGTGTCTTCAAGGGTCTTCAGGCTTTCATCACGACCAATACCGCGTACGCGGGTGACAATGCAGACGCTCCGGGCAACGCGACTGCTGATGGTCAGTTGTCTGTCGGCGACTTCAACGACATGCTGAATACGATCTTCTCGGCCGGTGGTTCGCCCGAGCAGGTCTACGTGTCGCCGAAGGTCAAGCGTCAGATCAGTGCCTTCGGTGTCCCGGGCGCGGCGGCGGGCCAGCCGTTCAGCCGGAACATCGCTGCTGTCGAGAAGAAGCTGATCTCTTCGATCGACTTCTACGACTCGGACTTCGGCATGATTCAGGTGGTTCTGGATCGCTGGGTTCCTGAGTCCACCAATACCGTGACCGCTATCGCGTCGGCGAGTCTCACCGGTGGGAAGATGTTCTTCCTCTCGCGTGCGATCAACCGGCTCGCGTGGCTGCGTCCGATGAGCCACCAGCTTATCGGGAAGCGCGGCGACTCGGTGGCCGGCTACGTGGTCGGCGAGGTCACGCTGGAGGTCTTGAATCAGAAGGCCAACGGCATGATCGTCAGTACCAACAACAAGTCCTCGGTCACCTAAGATCGAGTGACGGACTAACCCGAGTGGGGGACAGGGTATATATACCTGTCCCCCAGTTCGGTCTGCCGGGCAGAGGTACATGTACCTAACCCAACGAGGGAGCCACATGGCACTCAGTGAGAATGATAAGGAAAGTATGATCCTGTTCCCGATTGGCGGACAGGCTGTGGACGCAGAGGGGAAGAAGATTGAGCCAGCTTCCCTCGGCCTCGGTCCGGTGAACGACGGGGGGAACCCCAAGATTGCCGGTGTCTCTGGTTTCGGGGATGGCCCGGACGTGAGGCATAAGTAATGGCACGACGGCCTGCCCC